ATAACTCTAGCATCATAATTCTTTTTCATTAACTCAGGCAAGAAACCTTGTATATCTCTTCTAAACAAAGCGCCGTTAGGTGCAATAGTTAAGTTTTTTTCTTTTAACCATTTAAGATTAAACTTTTGATTTAGATAATTTTCTACACCTATATTTTTAGGTTCTACACCTACATAAGTTTCAGGACTATTATTGTATTGCATAATTAAATGAGGATACAAACTATTTAAATCAAAAGAAACAATCCACTTATGTAATCCTAATTGTGGATCTTTTACATACGCACCTTCGAATTGTGTCGCCTTATCATGGTCTTCTCTTGGTGGTATTGCAATTTTCTTTTTATGTAAATGATTATAGATTAAAGTATCCCAACATCTTACTTGCGAATAGACATCTGTATAATTAACTTTAAAGTCATATGCCATAGTTAAGCATAGATCAATCAAACCCATTTTATCTTCTAGTCTATCAACTAATTCTACGTCTTGGATATTATATTCTACAAACTTTTGATAATCGTTTGTATAAAATTCTTTAAATGTATCATACGGATTTTCTAATTTAGATTCGCCTAATTCTACTTTTGCAATATAATTAAGTTTATAAGATTCTTGTCTAACATATGTAAACTTTTTATATAGATCAAAATAATCTAGTACAGATATGCCTAACATATTCCAGTATTGTTGATTCTTTTGTCCTAATTGTATTCGTTCAGCATTAACATAATTCCAAGGCGACATTTTATTGATAGTGTCATTATCAAATATCATTCTCATTCTATTCATTAGATAAGGCACATCAAAGAACTTAACATTCCAACCTGTAATAATATCAGGATGATTTTTACACCAGAACTTTAGAAACTCTAGCAATAAATGTTTTTCGTTTTCACATTTGATATAGGTTACATTTGATTTCTTTGTTAAGAAGTCGCCAGTACCCCAAGTTATAATTTGTTTATTACTATGATTTTTGACCGTAATACAAATAATAGGTTCTCTTGCAGTATCAGGATCAGGAAAACCATGTTCACATTCACACTCTAAATCAAGCGTGAAGATTTTAATTTTATCTTTGTCCCATTGTATATCTTTAGGATATTCGTTTGCGATATATTGATAATTATATCTCGTCATGCCATATACTTTAAACTCAGGCATAGACTTATATGTTTCAATAAATTGTTTTGCTTTTACTATACTACCGAACTTCTTATCTACAACATTTTTACCATCAAGTGTTTTAAATTCAGTATTGCTTTTTGTAGGTATGAATAGAGTAGGTTCATAATTAATTCTACTTAAATATGATTGCCCGTTTGCAACACCTCTAATAAGAAGTTTGCCTCTATGTTCTATAACATTTGTGTAAAAATTCATTATCTATATTATACTTCACTTTTTCAAAAAAGTCAAATTGACTATGTTGGTATCTTAACCGTAAGTCCATCATGTTTTTTTTCTAAAAATATTTGACATGATAATCTGCTATTTTCTTTTGCTAGAGGTTCATAATCTAACAATTCTTGTTCGGCACTATTACTTTTAATCTTGCCTGTTTTTTTAATCCATTCATCCTCTACTATAACATGACAAGTGGCACATGAACAACAACCACTACAATCAGCATAGATTTCATCAATAGGTTCTGGTGCATAGTCTCTTGCAGCCTCCATTAATGTTCTGCCTGGGTCTACTTCTACTTCAACTTTACGACCATCTTGTTGAATAAAATATACTTTTATTTTCTCCATATAAATGTTTTATCAAAAAAAGATATTGTATTATCTATTTTGTTTCGTTCTCTAAATTCTGCTATGCCTAATTTTACTACATTTAAATGTGTATCGTGTCCTGCAAATAGACCACCTTTTTTAACTTTAGGATACCATGTTTCTAAACTATCTATAATCTCTTTATGATTAGTATAATTATCTACGAATACAAAATCTAAACTCTCATCACCAAATTTTTTTGATGCTTCTTTATGATCTTCTTCTATAATCTGTGCTTTCTTTTGATGACCTGAAAATTTTATAGAGTGATAGGCACTTAACTTAATACTTTCTATTTGTTTTTCATCATAGATAGCATCTACATTTTTCATATCATAATTTTCAACAAGATAATCTGTATATGGTTCGTACTTATCTATCCCATAAAGAAATTTTATATTAGGACAATTTTGAAGTAATGTACAAAAAGATTTAGCAAAGAACACACCTACCTCAACACCTACAAGGTCTTTGCCTTGAAGATTTATACAATGTATAATACTTTGTATATCACATTGTTTGTTATCAATGTAATCGTAGTATTTTGATTTAGGTTTGCCTAATTGTTCCATTACACTATCAATTTTGGTTTTGCCGACTTAATTGTGCTTGTGTTTTGTTCATAAGCATCTTTAATCTTATCATCGGGATTAGTAATTGTAATTATATTTGCTTGTTTAATTTTTATTACTTTGTCCTCTGTATAAGGTATGTACGGATGAAAACCAATAGTCGCCTGTCCTGTACCTTGTCTCATTGGTATAAGTACAAATGGTCGATCTATGTATTGATAGTCTATGTGATTTGTTTCTTCACCATCAACATTGGCGTCTGTCAGCTGTTTACCTATAAGGTCTTCACCTGTTGTCAGCCTATATAACTTAATCATAATATATCCTCACTAGTTAATTATTTAACTTCTTCTTTTTTTTCTTCTGCTTTTTTACCAATATTATATTTTGCTTGTAAGTTCCATTCTTTCTTATCTTTGAAAGCAATTATTTTTATCTGTGATAAAGGTGCTTTGTTTTCTAATTCTTCTGGTCTTACTACTGATAATAAACTCCAGTCTTGTAATAAAGCACTAATTGTATTTCTTCTCTGAATATCATTAATAGATAAAGTGGCAGTTTTACCATCTAAAGCAAACAACTCTTTAAAGTGTACAATATAATATTTACCTTGTTTATGTAAAATGTGGCAAGATTGAAATAGAGTTTTATCTTTTCTACTTGCTACACCAATACGAGATAAGGTCTCTCGTATCTTTAAAAAGTCATCTGGTTGTTTGAGTGTGACCTCTAACATATTTTCAGGTGACCAATTTAATTTTTCTTCACTCATTTTTCCCACCTACTGACACTTTTTTAATTATAGTGCCTTGTTGTTCTTTTGATAATATGTCTAAAGCCACTCTTGCTTTCTCGTTGCTATAGCCATAATATTTTTTGATAGCATCAAATGCCTTTGATCTGTTAGTGGTTGCCCACTTACTACCAAATCGTCTCATTCTTCTAATACTATTTATTAAAAAATGAAATTGTAGTCTATTAGATATATTCGCTCTCTGATTCATTTCATTGACAATATAAATCAATTCTTTGTGATAAGATAAGCATCTGTTGACTACAAACGCAGGATATTTCTTTTCCCAAAATGGGTCTTCTTTATTCTCCATTAAGGGCTCTTTGGTGTAGTTTATTGCATTAAGATATTTACTTAATGAATAAACTTCATTATATTTTTTCTTCATTTTTTTCGTTTATTGTGTCTGCCCATATACCAATCACCAGGTTCATAATTATATCTTTTACCATGATGACCACGGATATCTGCATACCACATTCTCAATTTTACTATCATTCTAACAAACGGATTATGACTAATTATCATTTTTTAAATTCGCACCTTTGCATTATTTCTGTTAAACAAGCCACAATATTTATCTCGTGGTCAGCCACAAAAGCGGATTTATATTGGTAATCAGCAATAATTAATACTGCTAGAGGTATTGTTTTAGGCACTAGTGATTTATATAATGCCTCATATAGATTTGTAAATAGAGACGCAGGTTCTTTATCTAGGTTTTGTACGACCCATTGTCTCATTTTACCAAACTCTTTGTTCTTTAATAGATTAATTAACTCTTTTGTGTGTATTTCTGAAAGAGATACTAGAATACCTGTATCTATCTTACCTCTTACTGAATATCTTTGTAATTCATTAATCGTTCTTCTAAAGTCTGGATAATGTTTTTGAATTAACTCTGCTAATACTTTCTTATCATATTCTAAATGTTCTTGTTCTAATAGATAACAAAGTCTTTTTAAAAGTGCAGTAGCAGTTTTGACTTTTTGACCATTGTGTATCTCAAAATCAATAACCGTAGTACGACTTTGTAAAGCAGGTAGTATTTTGTTTTTGTAATTACAAGTAAAAATAAATCTACAATTCTTGTAAAATGTTTCTATAAAGTTTCTTAACGCAGGTTGAACCGTCTCAGCATTCATGTAATCTGCCTCGTCAAGTATAACAACTTTATGATTTGTAGACTCTTCTAATGATACTGAAGACGCAAAGTTTTTGATTTGATTTCTTAGCGTATCAATATGTCGGCCTTCATCTGAACCATTAATAACAAGATAATCACAACCTATTTCTTCACACAAAGCTTTCGCCACGGTAGTCTTACCAGTACCTGCTCTGCCTGATAGTAATAGATTAGGAATTTCTTTATTATCTACAAATTTTTGAAATGTATTTTTAAGGTCTTCACTTAAAATACAATCTTGTATTTTTCTAGGTCTGTATTTCTCAACCCATAAAAAATCTGACATAATATATTCACCTCTCTTTTCATTATATAAATGTTGCCACTAATGTGACTCTTCTAGTGCCTGGTTCAGGAAGTATAGCAGTATGCCATCTCATTCCGTCAAACACTACAGCCGTGTCTTCACATGGCTTAATAGTTTCACCTTTCTTAATATTCTTATCTGGATAAGATTTAAACGCAGGTAAAACTG